ATCTAAGAAATGGACAACTGTTAAAAAAGAACTCTCAAAATGTAGAGTACTATGTAAGAACTGTCATGCAGTAAAGACATACGTTAACCAAGATACTTATAAAGAAAGGAGTAAATATGCAAGATAAAGTACAAGAAAAACCTTATCTTCTTATCGATGCTGACTCAATATACTTTAAAGCAGCATGTATAACTAAAAATAAAAAAGAAATAAATAAAATAATAGATAACTTAATGCTAGAAATAGATTCTAAATTCTTTAGCTCTGAAACAAAAGTTGCTGTTAAAGGCTTTAGGAATTTCAGATATGAGGTATATGATAAATACAAAAGCAACAGACCAGACTTAGATAAGAAACTAAGAGATGCTTTAAGTCATGGATATAGTCATATGATAAATAAGTATGACGCAATACCTGCAAATGGTATGGAAGCTGATGACTTAGTAGCTATATGGGCTTATGAAGCTCGTGAAATGGAGATACCATATGTAGTAGTAGGTATAGATAAAGATTTATTACAAATACCCGGTCATCATTACAATTTTAATAAATTAACTTATAGATTTATAGATGATGATGAAGCACATAAGTTACTAATGATACAATGCCTAACTGGAGATCGTTCAGATAACATCCCCGGTATAAAAGGGATTGGACCTAAGAAAGCTGAAAAGATATTAGAGGGTGTAAAAACAGATGCTATGTGGAGATATGTAAAGAAAGCATGGTCAGACCACAATGCAGGTGATCCTAAAATTTCTTTAAGATTACTATCAATGATAAAGACATGGGAAGAATATGAAAGTATTAAATCATCTATTCAAACTGAAACCACTGAGTGCGAACAGGACACTGGGAGCGAGAGGGAAGAAGTCCTTCAAGAGCCAAGTGTATGTGCAGTATCAGAAGGAGATAGCGGAGTTTCTGAAGGAAGTTGAGTGGCCTTTCGGGGTTAATCAAGTAACATTCGAAGTCGAAGGTGGGTTCTCCAATAGAGGAGCCGATCTAGACAACATAATTAAACCAATATTAGACACATATCAAGGGATATTTGAGGACTTCAATGATAACAGAGTATACAAAATCAAACTCACAAAAAGAATCACTCCAAAAGGAGATGAGTACATCAGAGTCAGAGTTTACGAAGAGCCAGAACAAGAAGAGTGATGGTAAAAAACTTAAAAGAAAAATAAATAAATCACACAATAGAAAGCTAAAAGCAGAAAGAGATTACTTATGAGTAGATATACAATGGGTCCATGTGAATTCTGTGGTTCGTCTGATGCATTTGCGTCTTACGAAGATGGAGTTGGTACATGTTTTAGTTGTAACAAATCTAAGAAATTAACTGAGGGAAGGAATGAACCAATCACCTATACAAATACTAATGTCATCACCGACATTGCTAATTATTCTAGTTACCCTATATCTAGTCGTAACTTATGTAAGGAAGTAATAGATCATTTTGATGTTAAAATGTCAACAACCCCTGATGGAAATCCGGGATCACATTATTACCCTTATACAAAGAAAGGACAAGTAGTAGCCTATAAAGAAAGAATACTACCTAAAGATTTCAGAATACATGGTAACTTTTCAAACGTAGAATTGTTTGGACAAAATGTAGCAAGTGGAAATAAAATGTTAATCATAACTGAAGGTGAGTTAGATGCTATGGCAGTGTCCCAAGCTTTCTACAAGAAATATAATAGATTCTTTGCTTGTGTATCTATACCTTCTGCATCTGCTACAAAAGTAATACTTGAGCAAAGAAGTTGGATAAATAAGTTTGAAACTGTTATCCTAGCGTTTGATCAAGACGAAGCAGGAGAAGCCTGTACATCGGCTGTAGCTAAGATGATAGGTGTAGGTAAGGTAAGAGTTGCTTCACTACCTAGGAAGGACGCATGTGACGTCTTAATTGAATTAGGTGAAGAGGCATTACAAAAATGCATATGGGATGCACAACCTTGGTCACCTGCTGGTATTGTGGTAGGTGAACAGATCTGGAGTCAGTTTAAAGACAGACAACTCGTGGAATCTGTACCATATCCTCAATGTTTAGAAGGTCTTAACCAAAAACTAAAAGGTATAAGACATGGTGAGATAACACTATTCACTAGTGGCACTGGTAGTGGTAAGAGTACTGTTATTAAAGAAATAATACTAGACTTACTAAACAAAACTAATGATAAGATAGGTCTCATATCTCTCGAAGAATCTATTGGTGATACAGCAGAGAAGTTTATCTCTATGCAACTAAGAAAATCTGTGTATAATCCAGACAATGTAACAGAAGAAGAAAGCAGACAAGCCTTTGATAAAGTATTTGGTAGTGAAAGATTAATACTATTAGATCATGCAGGTTCTGTAAGTGACTCCAGTCTCATAGAGAAGATCGAGTACATGGCGTTGATGGGTTGTAAGTACCTCGTGTTAGATCACATTACTATAGCTGTCTCTGAGGGATCTGAAGGACTGTCAGGTAATGAAGCAGTAGATAAGATTATGTCTGATCTATTGAAGATTGTTAAAAGACACAACATATGGTTAGGTCTTATCTCACACTTACGTAAAGCACAAGGTGGTACTAAAAGTTTCGAAGAAGGTAAGCTTGCTTCCATTGATGACATCAAAGGATCAGGTTCTATCAAACAAATATCATTTGATATTGTAAGCTTCGCTAGAAACTTGATAGCAGAAGATGATACAGAACGTAATGTTATAAGATTTAGAGTACTTAAGTCTAGATTTACAGGGCTTACAGGTAATGCTGGGTCTTCTATATATAATCATGAGACTGGTAGACTAAGTGAATCTGGAGGTTTTGAATTTCAAGCAGTAGGAGTATAATATATGAAACCTTTTTATGAGGTTACAGAATACCTCATTAATAAAGTGAGGAATATAAATAGTAAAAACCCTAAAGCAAATACTGGTGCTGTCATCCTACAGTATGATAAAAACTATGAAGATGATATGGAAAAGTTTGTAAAGTCAGCTCTACAAACTATACAAATATTATTTACAACAAGTAGTAGTTCTAATCCTGTAGGTACAGCCAACCTAACTAACATATCATCTAAGATAGGTAGAGAAATAAGTAGGTATCTGAATAGAGAACTTACTTGGCTCAATCAAATAAGATTGGGCGATCTATTTGTTGAGGGTTTCTACCACTGTGGCTTTGTAGATATCTATTATCCAAAGACTAGAAATACTAGTTACATAGTATCTGCAACAGCTAGGTGGGTAGAACTAGCAGACATACCCGAAATGTTTTCTAGAGTAAGTCTAATACACACATCTATTACTCCTCCAAGAAGTATTAATAGTATGATGCAGAGTATTGGATCAATACAATTCCCTGTAATAAAAGGAAGAACAGGTAAGGATTACTTAGAGTTAGATAGGCCATACATAAGGACTATAAATAAATTACAAAACTCTGGGTGGAGAATTAACAGAAGAGTACTAGAGATAATAGAAAAGAATAAAGAAGTATTCTCTAGTTCAATACCATTTGAAAATAATGATGCTAAAGAATTAAAGCGTAGAAGCCAAGCATTAGAATGGAGTTTCATTATAGCTAAAGCTAACATACTAAAAGATGAAGATGTATTCTATCAGTACCTCGATGCTGACTATAGAGGACGCTTGTACTACAAAGAACCATTCCTAAACTATCAAGGGTCAGACATATCTCGTGGAATGTTAAAGTTCGCAAGAGCTAAACCTATGACACAAGAAGGTTTGTTTTGGTTAGCAGTGCATACAGCATCAAGTTACAATGAAAGCTTCGGGATCAATGAGATACCAGAGTGGTGTGAAACAAACTACAAATCGTTCTTAGAAGGTGAAGGTCTAGATGATATATCAGTAGACAAAATGACACTAGAAGACAGAGTACGATGGGTTAATGAGCATATGGATACCATTGTAGACATAGGGATAAATGGTGAGATAGATACGACAGCAGAAAGGATAGTGACATTCTTAGCTTGTTGTATTGAGTGGGCAGATTACCACAAGGCTGTAAAAGATAAAAGAATTTACATGTCTCATCTTCCTATACCTATAGATGGATCTAATAATGGATGGCAGCATCTTGGTGCAATATCTAAAGACACACAAACAGGAGATCTTGTAGGGTTAATACCTAGCAACATACAGAAAGACTTCTATGTACAGACTGCAAAAGAACTTATCAGTCTTACAGATGATGAAAGATTAGTAAACATATTAAGTCGAATGCCTATGAAAAGTATACGTAAAGGTATAACTAAACGTGGAAGTATGACCCGTGCCTACTCAGCAGGTGCTAAGAAGATAGCTGAAAATATGTTCTTTGATTGTAAAGCTGAAGATTATCATACAGAGTATGGTATTACTCAAGATGATTGTAATAAATTTGCTAAGGTATTAATAAAAGCAATCAACAATGTATGTCCCGGTCCTCTACAGACTATGAGTTACCTTCAAGAGCTTGCTAAGTATGAGCTTGGTAAGTTTAATAAGGTTAATGAAGATGGAGAGGTAGCAGGTGATGACTATAAAGAAGCTGTTAAAAGAAGATCAGAACTATTTAAAACAAAAGACATTACTGATGAAGAGATTGAAGAACTAAACACACTTGTAAAGTTTACATCTAAATATAAATCAGTACTTGTACATGGTAATGGTTCCGATAGAATCAAATGGACTACACCATCTGGCTTTGATGTTGAGTACACAAAGTTTAGAATGGAACGTAAGAAAGGTAGAGGTACTATTGCAGGGTTCAAGAAATCTAGTGGTGGTCACCAAGGTATTAATCATGTTGCTCAAGCAGCAACTATATACCCTGACATACAAGGATTCTTGTGTGGTATATCACCAAATGTAATACACTCACTCGATGCAAGTCACATGGCTCTAGTAGTAGATCAGTGGCATGGAGAGTTTGGTGCAGTACATGATAGCTTCTCTACCCATGCATGTGATGTCGAACATCTTCTTGGAATAACTAAGGTAGTCTTTATAGATATGTATGATAAAGAAAACTTTTATAACTGGCTTGAAGAAGAACTAATATCTGAAGACCATGAGGGTCTAGATGTACAACAACCACAGTTAGGTAACTTAGATATCAATGATGTCCAAGAGTCTGACTATTTCTTTTCATAGGAGGAACTTATGTCAATAGAATATAATGTCTTAGCACTAAGAGGTGCTGATATAAAGGATCAAGAGTATGTAGAAATGTATAATCTAGATCCTAGTGTAGCGAATACACCAAAAATAAATGATGCTATGTTAGATTTAATTTATAATGAAAACATAGAGAATGGAACAGAAGAAAGAAAAGCAAAAGAGTTAAAAGAAAATGCTAAAAGAGATATCAGAATACTGTTAGCTAAGAAAGGTTTACTACCTGAAGCAACATAAAAATAAATAAAAAAACCCCACTAGGAATCCTTAATTGGAAACTTAGTGGGGTCTTTTTTTTTAAATTGTGTAGTAGTTTAAACTTGTAGAAACTCTTTTACCATTCCTATCAGATATTGGATAGCCATTCTTTTC